TCTTCCGTCCATGGGACGGTTTTGAATGTGATCCATTACCTTGACGTGTCTTTTTGGGCCTGCTAGGGACAAAGTTTTGCCCGCTCAAAGACTTAGCCATTAGTAGCCGTCAGTCGACTGCAAATTCTGATATTTGAGGGCTAAGCCAGTGAACAAACCATGCTGTGGATGGCTGAGCATGTCGCGGCCATCAAGGAAGAACAATTCTTCCAGCCACAACGTTCTCGCCGCCATAGCTTGCACATCAGACGCCCCAGGCTTGGAGGCGATCATCGGGTCAGGGCGTTGCATCAGGACCAGCTGGAAGGAACAGCACTGAAGCGCGTCGGCGCAATCTTTTCAGCGACCCTCGACGCTAGTGCCTCTTCAATAGCACTTACTTTTTCAGCGCCAAGAACTGCCTTAACAGCAGCAATCACATCAGCCTTTTCTAAGTCGTTGAAGGCAACTAGCGTTTTAGGGCGCTCAAGCACAACAGTCCCATAGGCGCCTTCGCTGTACGCGATGCCGTTTGAGTCGGTTTGACTGCTGACAGCTGTCACCGTGTAGTGAGCAATATCGGCAAAGCCGTCAGACGCATCGCCGTCCATACTGCCGACGGCCCATGTGAACGTAGTGACAGGATCAGACATGACGGATTGGATGTCAGTGGAAGTGTAAACGCGAAAGCCCCGTTATGACACGGGGCGGCTGGCTAATCAGCAAGCCATCAGTACGCAAGGCACGCAATAGCTGCCGTCTGAGTAAGTCTCAGAAACAGTGGTGCTAGTCACCTTGGCAATGGTTTTAGAACGCACGATGTCATCATCTTGTGGCTTAGCCGTTCCATCACCAGCGGACATCAAAAGATCGCCGCGAGCAACTGTTGTTCCTTTAGCAATACGGATAACAAAGTCACCCGTCATTGCACAGTAAAAGTCATTGGTGTAGGTGTCGTCGTCATCATCCCAAGCCTGAAATACACCAGCCACATTTGCGTCACCTTCAACACTGCTGACCTGCATACGGTTGAGCTGTTCGTTGTCTTCATCGCCCCATTCGCACATCTCATCGAGGTTGCTAAGAACAGAGCCACGCAAGATTTCAGTGCGTTCTGCGCCGCCAGAAAGTTGTGACCAGCGTGAAAGGTGAGCACCGTTATATGAAACAGTCCCACCAGAAACAGAAATACTGCCCTCTGAAGTATTAGCTTGCCTAAAATCAACTAACGTGCCGTCGCTGCTTAGTCTATTGACAAGCATTGCTGGTCCACCATCTCTAGTGGCTAGCAGCTCGCCAGAATTACGAAGAGCAATACCTTTGGCTGAACTGCCATTGGTTGTTGTACCAACAAGAACATTTCCCGAGCTATCAATGCGCAGCCTCTCAGTAGCGTCCTTTGAAATTGCGTAATTACCACTAGAGTCAACCTCGTGGATATACGAAGCAATGCCCGGGTAAGTAAGTTTCAGCTGGTCAGAAGTGCTCTCAATCTGAAGTTTTGCGCCAGGTGCTGAGTTGCCGATTCCGACGTTGCCCGAGCTATCTATGCGCATCCGCTCAGTGCCATCAACTGTGAAAATAGTGTTTGTTGATGCGCTGGTATTATCTGGATCAGATTCAATGTAAAGATCACCAGAAAAAGGTGAAATCATGTGGCGCGGACCACTTGTTACTTTCAGACGAATAGAAGGGCTGCTGCCTTCAATGTGAAGCATATTGCTAGGCGACGCCGATCCAATCCCGACGTTGCCCGAGCTGTCGATGCGCATCCGCTCATTGTTAGCGGTAAGAAAACGCATGTAGTCGCCATTATGCGTGTATTGAATTAGTCCTTTGTACTGATCAATTTCAGCAGTTCCGTCTGAAAAATAAATTGAGCCACTGTTAGAAGATCCAGAGCGGATCGAAAGTCCACTATTTCCAGATCCTGCAAGTGTTAGCTCATCCCCTGCGGCCAGCCCAGGAGTGGTAGTCCCAACCAACAGCCGGCCTGAGCTATCGATACGCATCCGCTCAGCGTTGCCTGTAGCAAAAGAAATTGGATACGCTCCTTGATGCACGAGGCAAAGTGCATATGCACCAGTGCCGGTCGAAAAATTTCCACCTGCAGAGCTTTCTAGTCCGACAAATGCGTTGCCTGAAGTGTTAGTAAAGCTTAGGTACGCAAGGTTTGTTCCGGTTGTTGATTTAATGCCTGCGGTTCCGGTTGCAGCTTGAACGTCTAATACAAAACCAGGGCTGTTGGTCCCGATACCGACTCTGCCCGAGCTATCAATTCTGAGTCGCTCACTGTTGCTCGTACCAATTTGAATAAAATCAGTTGAAGCATCAGCGCGAATCCACTGGTTATCGTCGCTCGACAGATACAGATACTTAGAGTCACCGCTGATATGCAAATTGCCGGCATCATCAATACGAAAACGTTCCGCACCAGTAGTAGCAAACCCAAGCTGATCTGCCGCAGCGCGATACATCCCAGTGTCATCGTCATCGGCAAAGCCAAAACTTGGCGCACCAAATGACCCTGGAGCTGCACTGCCAACCAAGTTCGCGATCGTCACCTTCTTGGTGACATCTGCGTCAACGTCAACAATCGCCAGTACGTCTGAACTTGCGGGGGCGGTGATCGCCGTAAGTTCTGTGATTTTGACGTTAGCCATCAGGATTCCTGCCGTGGTTGGAGTTTAGTGCTAGCCAGTGCAATTACGCATCAAGAGCCCTCAAGGGCAGTGACACGCGCCAGCAAGTCTGCGTTCTGGGTTTCCAGCGTTTCGACCTTGGCGATAGTCTCTTGCAACGCTTTCGTCAGCACAGAGACGATGGCGTCAATGTTCAACGATTGAATTTGATTCTCTGCATCTTTTTCGCCCTCACAACCGCTAGGGATGACCTCCCCAACCTCGTGTGCGATGAAACCTTCCCTGACGACATCTTCATCCTGGAATAACGTACCAAACTCAGCACGCTTAAAGGTGACAGGGCGAAGCTGCTTGACCTTATCGATGCCGGATTCAGTCTGAGTAGCTATCTCACGCTTGGTGCGATAGTCAGAAGTCAGGGTTACATTGCCGACATTTGTCGTATCGACCCAAGCCTGCAAAACACTTCCAGTCCAATAAAAATTAAACGGGTTCCCGTATGCAGTTGCGCTTGTGCCCTGCAAGCCGCCGCGACCTCTGGTATATATCGCGCCAGAAACAGCGGTTCCCGAAAGGGAAGGGAACTGATAAGTGAACACCTCCCCATTGGCGGTGACTCTCATCTTTTCAGTCAACGCTGTATCTCCAACGTTGGTTCTGGTTTGAAACGAAATAGAACCTTTTGTGTTGCTGCTGCCATTTTGCAGAAACCCTTTAATCGCCGCATATCCAATGCTGCCCGCCGTGTCGCCTTGGCTGTTTGCAAACGCGATTGAACCGCCTGTGCCTACCGTAGTGCCGTCTGAACTTATGCGGAATATGTCGTCTGCACCTCCACCATCACTCAAGGTCGATGTTTGACCAGATCCCCTGAGGTGCAGTTTGGATTTGACAGGTGATGCAATGCCAACGCCGATAGCGTCTGCGCTTGCATCAATATGAAATAGGTTTCCGTCAGAGTCACCCTCAACCCGAAAATCGTAGTCTGCACCGCTGTTATTAAAAACAGCCTCGGTTGTTGTAAAGTTGACGCGCTCAACACCAGCAGTTGTGATACCAAGCTGATTTGTCCCAGGACGGTACAAGCCGGTGTCTGTATCACTTGTGAATGTCAGGCCAGGAGCGGAAGCCGTTCCATCAAGGCCCAGCACTTTTCCATCAAGCCCGCGCAGCGTTATCCATGCGGTGTTGGAGCTATTCCGGATCTTCAGCAGATCGTTTGACGTGTCTACCCACCACTCATATGCGTAAACCTGATCACCAGACGGTGCAGCAGAACCGCTGTTGTTGCTAGAGATCGCCAGAAGGGCAGCGTTGATGTCAGAACGGACAGCCGCGCCTGACGCATTGGCGATCACATAATCATGTTGGGCCATTGCTTAGCTTGCTGCAGACAACATTTCTGACAGTCTATAGCCCTCCTTTGCCATAGCCAGCCGCGCTGTAGTGAAATTCCCTGTCTACGTTGCTGCCGTCTGAAGCGAGTATGTCGATGTCGAAGGTTGTGCTAGTTACGTTGCTGATTTTGACAACCTCGCCAGCCCCAAGGTTGTTGACCATAACCCCCACACTTGGTGGGTATTTATTCTCTCCACCAATCGTTCCAGAAGCTCCAGTAAAGAACGGGTTGTTGAACGTCACTGTGTTAGTGGAAGTCCCTGAGTCGATCGGACCGGCGTTTTCTATCCTGAGCTGGAACGTTGCGATATAGCCCAACACATCAACCAAGATGTTCTGTGCAGGGTCTGCAGTAGTCATGACGGTCTTGAACTCAAAACCGCGTCCCTTAAACGTGCCATTAACAAACTCTTTCCAGTCGCTAAAAGTTGCCGTTCCAGACGCCGGGTCGTCATTGGTACTCCGCAAATAAATCTTGGCGTTGACAGCATCAGGCTCACCGCCGTCAAAGTCTGTCCAGGTATCAATAAGACCCACACGCGAATCAATAAAAGCGTCAGGGAAATATCCCCTGGTAACGAATCTTCTCTTGAGGTCAAGAGCAAAAGTGCTACCCAAATCAAGAGCGTTCTCGAACTGGTACGTAGCGGAAGGCGAAGTTTCTCCAATAGAGTCTATAAGCTGTGTGATTCCATCAAAATTGCCGTCAGGCGCCAAACTGTCAAACTTAATTGCCAGGTCAATCGTCAACGCATCAAGCTCTAAATCGTAAAAACAATCAGTGAAGGTTCCGTTAAATGGCGGTGATTCCGCATCTTCTCGCTGTGCCTTAACCAGCAGCGGACCCAATGCATCGGGAAAATCAACCAGCACACTTGTTGCATTTACGCTCTTATTACCCAAGTCGTCTTCAAATTTGACAAGAATTTCGCCCTCCAGTAGGGGCACAATTGCTTCAGTGGAATTGCCAGGAACAGCAGGAACCAAATCAATGGCGTCGGGCCACGTTCCAGTGCCATCAAGTTCGCCAGCATGCCTAATGTGCACAAAGCCGTTGACTTTTACGTCTAGGTCAACAGTTTGATCCCACTTTAGCCGCGCCAGTTTATCAGTCAGTACTTCAATAGACAGGTTTTGAACATCTCCTGGAGGAGCTGTTTTGCCAGCAATATCAAACACCGCAGTTGCTGGATCGCTTAGTACATTGATGAAACTGGCAGCTCTAACTTCAACCTCAAGCACACCAGTCTTAAGGGCCAAAATTGTCAGGTTTGGAACCTCAGTCTCTACTTCAGTAAAGTTGTCATCATTAAGTCGATACCTGACCTCAAAATGATCCAAGTTTTCTCCATCATGAGACCAGCTCAGGTCAAAGCCCGTGTGGATTGTCAGACCCTCTTCGTATAGATATTCCGTGCCAGTTAAATCTCCTGGTGGATTAGGCGGATCAGTAAGAGTGGTGATCTTTCTAAACGTGAGGTCAAGATCCTTATCAACTGCGTCATAAATGCTGCCGTTGTAGGCAACCGCGCTAACGCCATAAATGCCGTCTCCTGCTTCAGCGACAGATAGAACACGGAACCGCTGCGACTGAACATCATCGTTTTGGAACAAGAAAACTGATCCAGCAGGGGGTGCTTCACTAAAGGCAGTGGCTACATTTATCTGAGCAGTGTCGCCGACGATTGCAATACTTGAAACAGTACGCTGCTCTACATGGCCAGTAGATAACAGCACCGACAGCAACGGATTGTTTGCAGCGAGTGCAGCAGTCAGGTCAGCACTGCTATCAGTTGTAATTTGAGTTGTGGTTGCAGACTTAATTCGACCAGATCGACGATTTGCTGATTTAATAGGATCAGCAATATCAACAACCATCCCAGGGCGCAGAATAATTCCGCTTTCGATGGCAACGCTGAAATTACAAACCTCAGATAATGCCTGCTCAGACAAGAGCGTCCATTTGCCAATACGGTGTGCCTGTCCTTGGCTGTAACAGCCGATTGCCTTGATGTCTTTTCTGACAATGCCGTACTTGGCTACGGCATCAGGGTCTTCAACATACTCGTACTCAACATCACCAAACGTGTCATAAGCCTGCCAAGCCACAGAAACCACACTATGCCGAGTTTTCTGTGACGTGCCTTGATACTCGAAAAGACCCTCGACAACATTGCTAGGACCAATTAAATACTGCGGATCTGCTGGCTTGTCCTGCAGTAACTGCAACGTTCCAACACCGTAATACGCAATGCCGCGGAAGATCGCCGTCATCTGTTGAATGACGTTGTAGACCTCATCCCTGCTGTTAATCAATATGTTGCAGCTAAATCGCGGCTCTTTAGTTTCGCTGCCTATGCCGTCCGGAACAAGCTCATTGCAGTACTGACTGATTGCATAAAAATCAAACTTCTCAAGTTGGGTTTCAGGAATTCCTGCCCCGTATCTTTCAGAAGTCAAAAGATCATAAAGTATCCACGCAGGATCATTCGTCCACGTTGCGGCCTGAAACGTGCCGTCCCAAACGCCGGTATATGTAAGCCGCCCAATGTAGTTTGTTACATCCAATCCCGCGTTGCTTGGAATCTTGACCTTGATTCCGCGAATTAAATACTTGCGAGATGGAATACTGCTAAATTGACGTGAATTGATTCGCAGAGCGGATAAAGCCGAGTTGGGGTAACGCAGCTTTTCATCAATAATTTGAGTAAAACTTTGAAAAATTGTAGTGCTAGATTTTTTGCTTTCCCCGCCGTCGTCGTCGCTAAGTCGCGAAAACTTGATGTCTACCGGAAAAGCGCCAGTAAGAACAATAATATAATCTTTTTGGTACTTGCTGCTGGTTTTGCCTACTATTTTGTCATCAACAACCTCAACAAAACCGCCTCCGTTGTACTGAACTTCAATTCCAACTCTTGCCTTATGCCCTACGATGTCACCGTCTTTTTCAATTTTTTGCAAAGACGGAATGGTTAAAGTTAGCCGAACACGATCAACGTCTTGGTCGCTAATGGTTATAGTCTGCGGACTGTTTTTTGTGAGAGGAACGTTTACCCCAGTTGTCGATTCCGTGGAGGGAAAGCCAGGTATCTGGTCCTGATCTTGCGTTCCAAGGCGGGTGTACTGTTCATATCCTTTGAACTGTTGCAATGGAACGTTGTTTAAACGTATTTCCTCAATACCTTGAATTTCGCCTTCGCTAAGCAAATCAAGGACCCTGGCAAATTGTTTTGACGCAAGGGTGTCATCAGCCGTGGTCGCCTGGCTAACGCCACTAGCGCCAGCCTTGCCGCCACCACCACCAGAACCTTGGACAAAAGACTTGTTCTCGCTCATTGTCCTGGCACTCCCAGCTGATCAACATCAAGCCCGCTAGATATTACCGCTGATCCAACCCAAACTCGACCGTAGGCTATTGGTACAGGCAAGCCCTGCCGACTTGTATTAACGACGTTTGACATAGAAAACGACTCCAGCTCTATAGCTTTTTTCTTGTCTTCATCAGGCGTTTGCGGCGAAATTGCTTGAGCGATGCCAGTTAAAACAAGACCGATACCTATATTTCCGGCTGCTGCCGCCAACGCACTAGACAACGCAAATCCTGGAGCAATAACGCCAACAGCCCCTGATGCTGCAACACCAGTGGTTGTAAAACCACCAAGTGCCAAACCAGCGCCAGGCGCAGCAATAGCAACTGCAATCAACGCAGCCCCCGCCAAAATTGCCCCAGCACCACGTCCCGCACCAGCGACCACAGGCGTAATGCTGAACACTTCTTTGTCGCTGAAAGGCATTAGCAAAGGCGCAACATTCTCTTCAGTAGCTTTTTCTCTGCTAATTGCAACGCGATAGCCGACGCCATCCTGCTCGCTATCGATCAACCACTTCTCAAGTCCAGGGAAATTGACGCACAACGCCTTGATGGCTTGCGCTGGCGTGTTTACATCAAACTCAAACCGGCATTGACCAAGGCGTTTGCGCAAAGCGCCGTAGACCTTAACGACTTTCATGCCTCAAGGCGCAGGCAGTGCTT